CCTAAAGGCAGCGACCTAGTTTCCCGCGGAATCATTCTGATTTCGTTGGTAACTTTGCAATAAGCGCACCTCTCTTTCTCCTATACCCTTTCGGGTATGGTCAAAAGAAACAGTATACTCTCGTCAAGGTACTGCGAGTTTGCTAGACCGTACGAATACGGCAAAGCAAAAGCTTCATTAAGTATCGATTGGTTAGGTCTCTTTGAATAGAGGAGAACCCGCACGAAGGCTAACACCCTAACCGTAAGGGTCTTGACAGACCCCTAAGCGCAAAAATTAACCAACATTACCCAAGGAAGTGATTGCTCAGACGAAAACATATTATATATAACTAAAGTTACATACAACACATTCTCACTAAACAATCTATTCAATATTCCTTATATAGGTGACATTTTGGTTTTAACTCTGACTTTCTCAACTATTTACTCATTCCTTTATTTAAAAGGATTAGTAGATGGGTTAAGATTGAAAGGGTTAAAATCTGTTAAGAAAGAGTCTTTGACTCCTCTTAATAGATCCGAAATGAAACGATATATAAGTGCAATTGGTTTACTACTTCAATTGAGTAACAATGACCGAGACAAACTCTTAAATCTTGGACTACGTTTTGAGAAAATCTGATTAACATCAGGAGTTCTTTTCACGATCCAATATCTAACAGAATGTTTACGGTTAATTGGAAACTTTATTGCTGGTAAGGGATTGAATAACAAGAAGACATGGGTTAAAAAATACAAAAATGGACTACCTAAGATAATGGGATTGGAGAATAAACTAATCTTTGAGGCCCTTGTTAGGGACCTTGAGAAAGGTTTACAACCAACACCATTTCTTAGAGCATTAATTTCTACCTTTAGCATTTTTAGAGCTCTTAGTCCTAAAGATTATATTCCTAACTTTGGTACGGTAACCGATCCTTTTAAAGGACTGTCACCAACCTTAGAAAAGGGTCTGATCCGAAAGGCTTTGAAATCTATGGATGCTTTTACTTATTTTGAAAGAAAGAGAATAAAATCTCCGACTTTCTTTATGAGTAATAAAGGTGGGGTTAATGCTAATATAGCCTATTTAAGTATTGGTTTAGACCTTATTGCATTGATGAGAAACCCTAGAATTTATGTATCGATCTTTAAGTATGCGTTCCGATTGCGGTATTTCCATTATCTCAGTGTTTTAATACTGGGAACAATAATATGTCTACCTTTAATTCTTTTCCCGATAGACCTTTCATTAGGTCGATTGGGATTAATAAAAGAACTTAGAGGTAAATGTAGAATTGTTGGAATTACCAATAATTGGGTACAAATACTTTTGAGACCTCTACATGATTCCATTTATTCATTCTTAGATACGAAAGTACCTGAGGATGGAACAAATGATCAGTTGCAACCTGTTAGAAATTTGTTAGATCTTAAAGTTTACTCTGAATTCCAATCGGTTGACCTTTCTGCAGCAACGGATAGACTACCTGTAATCTTACAGGCAGATATCCTTACTGAGTTAGGTCTTCCGGGGGAATTATGGAGACAACTTTTAAGATATCCTTATGAATTTAAGGAAAAACATTATCTCTATGAGGTTGGTCAACCGATGGGGGCTTATTCATCCTTTGCAATGTTGGCTTTAACCAACCATGTGATCATGCATTCAGCGTTAGTTGATGCAGGAATCTCGTTACAAAGAGACGATAACGGAAATCGAATACCTATGTATGCTATTCTTGGAGACGATGTTGCCATTGCCTCTGAGAAACTGGCAGAGTCCTATAACAAGTTGATGAATACTATTTTAGGTGTAGTCATAAACCCTATAAAAGGTTTTGATGGAAAACTCATCGAATTTGCTAAGAATTGGTTTTATTCTACTGGTGTTAATTTAACACCCTTAGGATCAAAAGCAATCTTGCAAGCGATAAGGAATCCATTGTTTATAACTTCGGTTATTGCTGATTACAACAAAAAAGAATATAATTCAATTTTGAAACTAGAACTGTCAGTATTATACAAGTGGTTGAGTAAATTATTTGATAAAAATGATTTTACTTCAGCCAAATGAATATTTAGTATCTTAGGACCCCAAGGAGGTTTCTGGAACCTTAATAAGAATAACCTTGATGTAAAATCAATGGAAGTTCTATTTAAGACTTTCCTCGAACCTTATGGGATTTCAATGATCGACGTATCAATGTTTTATTACAAAACACTGACGCGGAAATCATTTGTTCCTTTAAAGTCTTTAAGTGACTTATGGAATCAATACCTAAATATTCTCTTTTTCGTTACAAGACCAAAAATTTGGTCTAAACGAAAATTTGAAGAATTAGGGTTGAATCCAAGATACACTGCTGTACTGACGACAGCTTCCTCATTGGTAATTTTGTTTCCTCTAATAACCTTGAAATTCTTAAGATCTTCGATCTGAACCTTCTGATTAATATCAATTTCTTTTGTTGCTATCCTTTCAGGACTGCCCTATGTAAGTAATTCCTTTATTAAAAGGTTTACCCACATTAGGCATTTTGTCTTGAGATGGATACACAACTTCTTTTTAACATGAGATCTTGTAAACGATGGGAAAACAGAGGCAGTTCCTCCCTTTAGTAATATAACTAAACCGAAAGTCCCTATTAATAGGGTACTTAATAGTTCAGTTCTATTCTATAGATGGATGACTGGCCTTAAGTTCTCTCGTCCTATACAGATCTTGGTAGAACGTGTAAAACTTAAAGAGGCGGATGACCTTCCAGCAATTAAAACTGCTGCGAAATGTCTATCTAGCCTTAATAAGGATTACGCTAAATTCTACTCAAATGTTCTTAAAGAAAGAAAACGAATAGAAAAAGAGGCAAGAGCTAAATCTTTTAAATTGAAAAGTCAAAAGAGTAAGTAAATC